TGGCTGTGTTTGAATTAGCTGTCGTGTTTGCTGCTAAAGCACTTGTACCGACTGCCACGTTAAGAGTTCCTGTGGTGTTTGCGCCTAAAGCAGCAGCACCAACTGCTGTGTTGTTACTTGCTGTGGTATTAGCATCCAGAGCATTTTTACCTACTGCCGTATTGTTAGAGCCAGTGGTATTTGCGCCTAAAGCGTTTGCTCCTACTCCAACAAGAGCATCACCCGTTGTATTTGTATCTATTGCTTTATAGCCAACTGCTGTGTTATTTGATGCAGTGGTATTTGCTTCCAAAGCCCTTCTTCCTACTGCCGTATTAGCTGCACCAGTAGTATTAGCCTCAAGTGCTTCAAAACCAATTGCTGTGTTGTCTGATGCAGTAGTATTTGCTGTTAAAGCTGAAGTACCTACTGCTACATTCGATGCACCTGTGGTATTTGCTGTTCCCGCAACATAACCAACAAATGTATTACTTGCTCCTGTAGTTGTGGCTGCTCCTGCGCTTCCGCCAACTGCTGTATTATATGAGGATGTAGTTGCTGCTTCTAAAGCCTGTTTGCCAAGTGCTGTGTTTTGCTCTCCAGTTGTAGCAGTTTGTAAAGAATTAGCACCTATTGCAGTGTTTGAAGCACCCGTTGTTAATGCTGTTCCTGAAACATCTCCTATAAGCGTGTTATTTGAGCCAGTGGTAATTGCTGTTCCTGCTGAATCTCCCACCGCTACATTATCTGTTCCAGAAGTATTAGCGGTTAAAGCTGCTGTTCCTACAGCAACATTGTTGCTTGCAGTGGTTGCAACAAGTAAGGCTGCTGATCCAATGGCTACATTAGAACCACCCGTTGTTAAAGCACCACCTGCATTATCGCCCATTAAAGTATTATCCGAACCTGTTGTTACTGCGTCACCCGCACCTGTTCCAACTGCTACATTGTCTGTTCCACTTGTGTTTGCTGTAAGAGCTGCTGTTCCAACTGCCACATTACTACTAGCTGTTGTTGCTACAAGTAAAGCTGCTGATCCAATGGCTACATTAGAACCACCCGTTGTTATTGCTCCACCAGCGTTATCACCAACTGCCGTGTTATCTGAGCCAGTGGTTACTGCATCAAGGGATGCTTCACCTATGGCTACATTGTCTGTTCCTGTGGTTATGGCTGTGCCTAGTGAGCCAGAACCTAAACCGATATTACCTGTACCGCCTGTCATGTCTAAAACATCGGTAACGGCAGCACCCGATCCTGCGCCATCGGCTACAATCATCTTAATTCCGCCATTCGGAATAACGACATTGGCTCCGGTGCCTTGAGATATTGTTACTTGATAACCTGCACTATTTTGAATAATCCAAGTTTTATTAACTGTATTCGGTGCCAGAGTTACTGTATTGGTTGCGGTAATTGACCCTGCTAAAGTTAAGGCATAGGCTCTGGCTGCATCTGATGCACCATCCGCTATGGTAATGGTATGGGAAGTTCCAGTGATTGTTTCTGAACCACTACCCCATGCTTCTGCTATTAGTTCGAGATTCGTATTGGTAGTTGTACCCCATGTTCCACTGGCATCTCCAGTAGCCATTTCATTCAACCTTAAATCATTTACATATGTACTAGCCATTTCTATTCCTCATTAAAAAAATTATATACCATTAAGCAACCTCACTCCAGTCTGGAGATTGTGTTGTTGAAATTGTCGAATAATTAGGTGTCTGTGAATTATCTACAAGACCCCAAACTAAAACACCACCTAAATTACCTGTTGCATTTACCCCTGTTGGATGGATATTAGCATGTCCAACAGCAGTTATTGAGCCAAGACTTGAAGTTAAAGTGTCAGTAGTAACAGATATAATGTTATTAGTTACTAAACTTAAACTTCCTAAAGCACTAGTTCCAGCTAATCCAGTAGGATAAACATTTGCAGCACCTGTAACTGTTTCATCGCCTTGAGAAACTGTCGATGCTGTTCCGCTAACTCCTGTAACGGCTGTACCATTAGCAATAACTGTGCCGACTGCCCCTGTTCCTGAAAGACCTGTTTCACTAACATTAGCATCACAACTAACAGTTTCAGTGCCTAAAGCAGTGGTTCCTGCTAGTCCCGTAACTGAAAGATTAGCAACACCAGTAACAGTAAGCGAACTTATCGCACCAGTAGCCGCTACTCCTGTTTCTGCAACAGTAGACCCTCCAGTAGCTGTCAACGAACTTACAGCACTGGTTCCCGCCACACCTGTAAGTTCAATAGCACTGGGTTCGCCCCAAGCGCCAGCACCCCAAGTGCTACGACCCCAACCAGCAACAATAGCCATTGGCTACTAAGCTATTCTAATAACAGCGTTACTTGCGTCTGCGGTTGGGAAAGATATGGTAAAGCTACCAGCCGTGCTTGTTTTGTCGCCACCGAAATCAAAAACTGCAACCGCAGGATCACCAGTAGCTGTGTCGTTGAAAATCATGCAGCCTCTTGCCGTAATTGTGCAAGTACCAAAAGTCAAATCAGCAAAATCAGTAAACGCAGTTGTCCCCGATGTAGTCGGGTCGATTCTGGTTAAACTTCCGCCTTTAGCAGTATAGTTAGTCCCTGATGCCTCTTGGTTCGTAGAATAAGCTGTAGTAGCAGCACTCATAGTAGCTGAACTAGTGTACAGGGCTAACTTGAAAGTATCGCCTCCAGAAAGTAAAAAATCGTGCTTTGCTTCTAAGAGTTCTTTCTTAAAAGAAGTACACATTGCTTGCGTAATCGCCATTATAGTCTCCTAATAATTTCCGCAAGCTCTTTATGACCTTGCTGTTCTAGTTGATTGCCTATCGTACACATATGGTTTTTTATTGCTTCATGCATATAAAAGACAATTATTTTATAGCACAAATTTTTAAAAGCGTGTGCCTGTGCTTTAATCTGAGCTGGCGCTGTATCACTTACTGAAACAATTTTATCAGTAGCCATCTCAGCTATTTCTTCTGGAGTATGTCCTCTATGATGAGTTGTTTTAACTCCTAAATTTCCTATAGAGATTGTAAATGAATCAGTTTCCATCAATATTTCTCTGGTTCTGGTATTTCTAAAGCTATATCTTTTCTACCTATTATACCTACAGGTTTGCTATTTTGATCAATTTGTAAATCAGACCACTTGCCAACCTTCATACCAGAGCCATTTTGATAAGTAATCTTTGGATCATCTAACCTATGATAACCATACAACTTATCTTTAATATCAATATCAGTATCTAATAAAGATGATTTTGGTGCTATCGACACATCTATCCCAGAATCTATACACTTAGCTATCCAAAACTCTACACAAGCCCTTCCTGATTCTGCAAAGTGCATATTTGTTTTATAAGTAAAATCTACACCAAATATAGAAATGCTACCTACTTTTGCCCACAAAGCATAAGCTATTGCATAGGCTATGGTGTTATTAAAGTAAGAACACCCTAAATCTTTTACAATAGATTCTAAAGGATATTCTTCAACAGCAGGAACTCTACTGTCTAATTCACAAGAATAGATAGGGTAGTCTACAAGCGGTAGTGTTCTTCTCATCATGTCAGTCATTCCACCAGCATCGTGTGTGTCTAAAAAACGACTCATTGGATCAAGAATAAAAGCCTTGTCTATATTAGGTAATACACCAATCATTGCATTAATCGCCCATACCTCATCAAACAATACACTATGTACTTGAGATAAATGAAAATCTATTTGACTCTGACCCATTGCAACAATTGCAATATTTCTATCTTTGTTAGACATTTATTTTTGTTTGACCATCCCTGTATGCATCTTTTCTGTTATAACCATTCGCTTCTAAGTTAAGCTTTTGTAAACCCTCTTGAAATCTTTTTTCATAATTAACAAGAATATCAGGCTCTCCTTTCATAAAAAGATATGCCTCACATAAACTTCCATAAAGCAATACTTCAGAAGCATTAGTTCCTAACCATGTTGTTCCTGATGCTGCTGTGGTAATAGACTCAGGCACATAAAAGTAATGTAACTCAACATTAAAATCAGCACTAGGAGTTGGTCCTACGATAAAAGTTGTATCATCAAACTGAGCATAATGCTTAGGAGTTCCTGTTGTTGATGCTAATGGATAAGCTTCCCTAATAAAATTAACATCTGTATTCAAAAGATAGCTGTAATTACTATCACTATCTAAAACTGCTAAAGAATAAGGATATAGATAATCACTAGGAGTAGCTAAATAAGAATTACTAGTTGTTAGATTTCCAGTAACATTTTTTCTAAAATTAGGTAGCTGTACAGTTTTTATTATTCTGTCTTCAGCTTGAGTGATAATGGTTCCCAAATCAGCAACAAATGTTGATTCAGTATTCTGTGTATAGTCTTGTATCGCTGATTTTAATGTTGTATATGTCCAACTCATGATGTACTCACTGTTAATTTTCCTACTTCACCTTTAATACTAAGACCCATAGTGCTAGAACCAAACTGATCCATACCACCACCTATTGGATTAAACGAATAATAAGATGTAGATGATTTTCTTCCTGTGTCAACTCTAGGATTATATAAACCTATAGACTCAGTATGTCTTATTTTACCTAATTGTAATTGTGGTTGATCTTGGTCAAAACACTCACTACAAACACGAAGACCATTTCTTTTCTGATCTTCTATTTCATATTTTAAAGCGGATAATAAATATGTAAAACCACATCGATCACATATGCCATTTGCTTTTTTTCCAACAGCGTAACCCATTTTAGTAAATCATACTGTCTGGAACAAAACGAACTGATGCTTTTTCTCTATCAGCATCACTTACATCTCTCCATAATTCATCATATCTTTGTTTAATCATAGGAACTCTGTTGATAGCTTCTGGCATTTTACAAGCCAAATTATAAGCTAAAGCATAAGTTAAGCATGGAAGATATCTAGCAGGAACATCTGCATTATTACTAGCAATATTACCAGTATCTTCTATTCTTTGAATATAATCATATACCAAAGTATAAGTTTCAGCATCATCTGGAGTTGCCCAAAGAACAATATTTATTGTACTAGCATCTTTATCTACATAAAATTGTGTAGGTTTAGATTGAGTTAGTTTACTAGCTTGATGTTGGTATTCGGTTCTAGAAGTTCTTGTTAAGGTTTGGTCAAATTGACTGCTAGTATTCCCAGCATTTGTTCTAATAAAAGCATCAACTATTTCAATAGCACTAGATTCAGCAGCATAACTACTTGTACCTGCTGTTAATGCTTGAGTGCCTTGTTCAATAGTCCATAAATTTAAACCTTTGTTCTGCCATTCTAAAAAGACTAAGTTTAATGCTCTTTTGGCACTACGAAAATCATATCCTGTACGGATTTCTGATCCACACAAGTCATAAGCCTCTTCCATAATATCACTTAAATCAAGATTAAATGTATATGTGCCACTAGTAGCCATAACTAGCCTCTTTTCTTATTCTTTTTAAGATGTAATGCTCTACCACCCATATAACCAGCGCGACCTGTTTTATCCAGATCACCATCCAATTCACTTCTAAATTTTCCCGGACCACCTTTAGCATATCCAGTTCTAAGCGGACCACCTTTAAATTTACCATATTTCTTGTCACCAAAGGCTGTTTGCTCTCTTTTGTATTCGCTTTCCGCTTGCGAGTTAGCAACCTCAGCAGCCAATCTAACTTTAGCCAGTGCTTTTTTTGCTTTTTCACTGCTAATATTTCCAGCCGAAAAATCTTTTTGAATTTTCACTCTCTCATTTTGCCATTGATCTCTAGCTTTTTTCTTGCGATTATCTCTACGAACTCTAGGACTACCCGCCTTATCACCAAGCATTCTACCAATTAGTGAAGGTTTGTTTATATCTGTTTTCTTTTTTTTCTTCGCCATAATTACTCCCGACCTGTTTAGGTCTTTTAAATACTAAAAAAAAGCCACTAAAAGTGGCTCTTTTTTCTCTATTAATCAGAATATACTTTCACCATTTCTAAAATGATGGAATAAGTATCTCCATCGGTGTGACCTATTGTTGTAAATAGAATGTCACCATTTTTACCGCTACCCGCATTATTTGGAATACCACCAAAGTCTTGAAAATCCATGTGTCCATTACTACTTTCAGCTAACTGCATTAAAAGAACATTAGCCGTAGCGTTAAGAAATATTTGAACAGACATGCCAACGATGGCATGACTCACTCGCATAACTCTCACTTCGGAACAAGCTGTCCCTGATGAGTTATTGCTTAAAGCAGAAACATCTACTTTAGCAACTGCGGATTCGCCACTGCCATCACTAACATTGGTAAACTTCATAATACAATTTCTTTCACCATCCTCAATAGTCTGGGAAGTTACTGCATCAGCCATAATTTACCCCCTTACTCGAATGGAGTAGCTAGAGTACCATCACCATGAAGAAACGCTTCACAATGCCATACTGCTGCTGAAGTCGCTACTAAACGAATTATTCCGCCTACTAACCAACCTTGTGCTGCCGTTCCCAGATCAATGGTGTCATCATCACTTGCATCAGGGATGAAAGTGTTGGTGTCTGTTGCAGTTGCTGGATCAAAGATCGTAGCAAAACCAGAAAATAAATCACTGGCATTGTCTGTATTAATTTGTCCTGCACCTGTAAAAGTTGTGCCAACGATAAAGGTATAGTTTATTCCTGCTGCGGCTGTAGGTAGTGTTACCACTATTCCTGCTGCTCTATTCAGAGTATAAACTGTGCCTGAATCGGTTGACTCAACACTCTTCGTTGCTGAGGTAATGCTACTAATATTAGAGTAAGCAGAAACATAACCAGTCGTGGTTATATTACCGCTAGAATCAATATCAAGATTTGTTGTAA